TCTTTTATTCCTTTTTCTTTATATAATTTTTTATAAAACTTACCAACTTTTAATATTTGTTCAGGAGTTGCTGCATTTTTTATAGTATTTGCAATGTTTGAAACAACTATACAATTATCTAATACATATCCCTTAGAGTTATCTATCCTATCTATTGTGGGAGAATTTTTCCAGTTTTCTTTACCATGAATTAATTTAATATTAAGAACCGGACATTTTTCTGGGAAATATAATTCTTCTTTTGTTAAATCAAAATCCATTTCTTTTCTGTTAGCTCTTACCTTTGCATCATAAACCATATGAGTCTTAGCATATTTATGATTATTATCTTTGTAATATTTATTATAACATTTTCTACAGTCAGCTCTAAGTCTACCATGTTCTCTCTTAGAAAAAAATTCCTCTGTATATTCTTTAACTATACCACATTTAGTACAGGCTTTAAGGTGCTTCATCCCAATTACTCCCATTAGTATATTCTGTTATATAATATCCTTTTTCATCTTGTTTAAATTTTAACACACAATAATGACACATCGTGGTAACATCATCGTGTTCTCCGGATTCTCTATTTGAATGATGCTCAGAATAAAAACACATATTCTCATAAACATCTATTGTCGAACCACAATTATCTATAGATGGAATAAACAATCTTTCTAGATATTCTCCCAGTTCAACATCATGCTCTTCATGCTCAGTGTGCTCATCATTACATGTACATTTAGTGTGTTTCACTCCAATTACCTCCTACTTTGTATTCACCATCCATAGGACAACGAAGGTTTAAATGTTCTCCTGCTTTAATTAAACTATTAACAGCAAGTTCTCCTGCAAATTCTGCTTGTGATTCTTTTACTTCTATCTGCCACTCATCATGTATGTTAGCAACAAACTTATAATCAATTGTGTTTAGTTTTAGTAGCTCATCTAAAAGAACCAAACCTTGTTTCATGAGAATAGCACCACCACCTTGAAGCAGTGTGTTAAGTGCTGCATGTTTATGTCTAAGAAATATCTTACGTCCGTCTAATCCTTTGAGGAAACCTTTTGTTGCTGCTCTTTCAACCCGACTTTTAAGAGCTTTAAATGGTGGGTTACCACTGAGAAAACGTTCTCGCAATCTTCTACCTTCCTCTCTATTTCCACCAACCACGCTTCCAATTTTTTCATCCCCTGCTCCGTAGATGAGGGCATAGATAAAAGTTTTTGCCTGGTCTCTTGATTTAAGACCAGCAAGGTTTTGGTTAACTGTGTGAATGTCTCCGTTAATGATTTCATTTATGTACTCCTCGTCAGCCATGTAGTGTGCTAACATTCTTAATTCTAGTTGACTTGCATCTACACCCACAAGTTTATAACCCTCTGGTACTATCCAACAAGACCTACATTCTTTACCAAAGGGACTGTAGACTGCAGGAACTTGAGCCATGTTAGGATTTCTATGTGCCATCCGGCCTGTAATAGCACCAGTAGATAAGACAGAGCCATGTACTCGATTGTCTTTAGCAGCAGCATCTATCCACGACTCAACTTGGGCTGCTCTTTTTTGTAAGAGTAAAAACTCTGCTATGAGTTGAGCTTGTGGGATGTGTTGGATTTGTTTAAGAGTTCCTTCATCAACTATGGCTTGTCCTGTTGTAGTAAACCTATTAGGTTTCCAACCAAAGTCTTTTAAGTATGCACCTATCTGTTGACGAGAGCCTAAGTTAAATTCTTTTAATTCTTTACGCATGAAAGGAGACATGTTGCCTGTCTTTGTTATCTCTTCATATTCATATGAGCTTAGACCAGACTTAGATAACGCCCCGTCTTTTTTAAACTTAGGTACAACTTGTTTAACATCAACCCACTTAGGTTTAAATGTTTCATGTACTTCTTTTTCAACCTCGGCTTTTCTTTTATTCAATGAACTTAAAAGAAACATAGCTGCTTGTTCATCAAAAAGAAAACCGTTGTCTGTTTGTTGTTGTAAAATTTGTGAGGTCTTATGTTCTAACTCAATAGAGTCTTTAGAGAAACCAGGACTTTCTTTTCTTAAATGTTCTAAGACTTTTTTGTTTACTCGTACATCTTGAATGCAGTAAGTCAACATCTCTTGACTAAAGGAATCAAACTTAGGTTGTACTCCTTTAGCACATTTTAAAAACCAACCCCATTTTTCTAAGCTGTGTCCTCCCTCTCTCGTGGGGTGAAAGAGTCTTGACAGGGTCAAGGTATCAATGACTTCTGCACACGCAGATAAATCCACCCCCGAAAGTTTTTTGATAACAGGTATGTCAAAGCCTATGATGTTATGTCCTATAAGTTTATCTGCCCTAGACAGAAACTCGATGCCTTTGTCTATCTCTCCGGGGTCAAAGGAATAAACATTATCGTCTTGGTCAATCGCAACGATGCACCAAATTTCTGTCGCAGCAGGTATCTTAACCTCTACATTTTTCTTAAGCTCTGTATCATAAACCTTTTGTTTAGAATCAAACAGCAGTCCGTTTGTTTCTATATCAAATACTAATTCCATATGTTTGTCCTAGAAAGGTAATAAACTTTCTGTGTCTTCATGTATTAACTCGCTGTCAGTATACTCTGATAGTCTACCAGACTCTGAATCATACACTAAAGAAGTAGCTAACCCAACGTCTCCTGTGTATCTAGATTTAAGTACACGAAGTTTAGTAGTCCTGGATTCTAATTCATCATCTGATTGTTGATTACGTTCTAAAGCAATAACACAATCGGATAACTGACCAATACTATTAGACCCTCGAAGATGAGAAAGACTAACTTCTACCCCATTCTCATGTCCTTTGTTACCATCAACCCGTCTTAAATGAGACACGAGTATAAGCCCGGCCCCTGTTTCTTCTACTAAGCTGCGAAGTCTAGTCATGATATTGTCAATAGCTCTACGCTCATCGCCTTCTGCTAACTGACTTACTAACATATGTAGATGGTCGACCACTACCCACTTACAATCACAACCAACAATGAGGTATCTAAGCTTTGCAAAGATATCATCAATCTCGTTAGTCCCAAAGTGAGCATGGATAAATACTTTATCTTCATCGAACATTGTCTTGTACATATGAATCAAAGTATCTTCACTGAACTTGTCTCGCTCTTGGTCTACATATAACCTAGCGTTAGCTTCAATAGATAGTATCCCATCTACAGTTCTACGCCAATCTTCTTCAAGAGCAATGATGCCTACGTTATCATCGGTGTTTTTTACTAACCAATGTTCTAACTCTCTGGTAACACTAGACTTACCTAGTCCTGTCCCACCTGTAAGAGTAACGAGTTCTCCTTGTCGCATACCATAAAGCTTATCGTTCAATCCTTTCCAAGGATACGGAATGCTTTCTTTTCTTTTTCTGTTTAAGAAGTCTTCTTGTTTCTCTGATACCCGGATGATTCCACTCGGAGTATAGACCTTGGCATCCCACCATGAAGATGTGAATTCTTTATAGCTGCCTTTGATAAGCATGTCGTTAGCATCTTTGTACCCGTTGGGTAGAGTAACAACCTTTGCTTTACCAGGTTTTAGAATCATAGCAACTTTCATTGCAGCTTCCTGTCCTGCTTTGTCTTTATCAAAACACAAGACAACATTGTCAAAGCTTTCTACATACTCAAGGTTTTCCTTGATGTCTTTGACTGCTGAAGCTGCCCCTCTAATAATAGAAACAACTGCCCACTTACTACCCAGAAGTTCATAGGCTGCCATAGCATCACACTCACCTTCTACAATGGTGAGATACTTACCTCCTTCTTTGAATAGCTGTTGTCCAAACAGACCGACACCATTAGGTGAGACATCAAAAGAAAACTTCTTGTCTCTAATGTATCTAATCTTGTTTGATGTGAGCTCGTTGTTAATGTAAAGGGGATAGATGTGTTGAGCTAATTGTCCTGCTGAATCATAGACAACCTTCACCCCGTATTTTTCTGCTGTTTCTTTGGCGATATTTCTATCGGAGAGCTTTGCATAAACTCCACCATGTGCGTTTAATTCTCTTATTGTTTCTTGCATATTTGTTTCTACCTGTTTTGTTTGATATGTTGTTTGTTTATCAAGGCTAGGAAAGAACTCATCGCAACTAAAACATTTACCAGAACCATCCTCGTTCTGAGAGAGTGCATCACTGCTCTTACACGAAGGGCAAGGTAAGTGATACTTCACAAATTTTAAATTGTTTTCCATGTTTGACCCGAAAAAAAGCTAGGCACAGAATTTAATCTGTGTCCTAGCGTGGTTATAATTAAGATTCTTTTACTATTTTAGATTCATCTTCAATAGTATCTGGGTTGTCTCCAACAAACTGACCCTTCTCATTACGAGCTGAGTCTGTTTCAACAATAGCTTCTTCTCTTTCTACAAGTAAAGATTCTAAGTTGCCACGATGTGCACGACTTGCAAAGTCTAAAGCTTCTATAATAATTTGTAAGTTACCTACCTTCTGTACTATTACAGTTGCTTCTTGCTTTACTCCAT